AAAGTCCTTGAACTATGTTAGAATTTACTGGATGATTTACTGATTCAGATGCACCGCTATAAGAACACCCAGTTTGTTGAAAAGTGGTTACAGTATCATATTTATATTGATAGAAAAAACAAAACGATTTTCTGTATCCATCATAACCTAATACAATATCGCCACCATAATTAGTACTATTAAACTCACATAAATTATCTAATGCACTATAATCATTTCTAACATCATCTAATTGATGTGCTTTTTTTATTTTAGCTCCTATATCATTTATGTTTCTTCCGTCATGGTAATAAATGCTATTTTTATCAATCCAACATAATCCTATTTCTGAAGATATAACTGTATTTTGATTTTTACACCCTACACCTTTAAGCGTATCTTCTATATACATTCCATCAGGATTTATTACATAAATTTCATTTGTAGAAAACACATACAATCTGCCATTAAATGATTCCATTGCAGTAGCAGTATTAGGTAGTAATAAATAATCTCTTGCAATATTGTATTGATCAAAATTAAAAGGTCTAGATTTAAACAAATAATTAGTTGCATCATCTATATCTGGATGTGAGCATCCTGTTATATATAAAAAGTTATTTACTTTGGCGCTTAAACTATATTTAGGTAATGTATTTGTTAAAGCTTCAGAAATACCTGTTCTAGCTTCATAGGAAGAATATGATGCGCCATTATCTACAATCGTTTTTGAATAATAATCTCCCCAATTAGGATTGGTTGTGTTTGAATTTGTAATAAGCCATCCTGATTTTACAGAAACTGTTCTTATTAATCTAAAAAACCCAACTGGCTGAGTTGCATTTCCATTGCCTGGACTAGACCTATACACGTTTATATGAGTTATTCTTTTACTCATATTTGTAGCATATAAATCAATTTTTACATTTAAACCAGCAGTACCATTGTTTGTGTTTTCTCTAAGAATCCATGCTGATAATGGAGATTCTTGATAACCATCATATACAAAAGAAGTAGCGTAAAAATGATGATGAGTAGTATTTAATGTGCTTTCAACGCCATTATTAACAGTAAATGATAATTCTATTTCTCCTTCAGCTTTTTTTGCTAAAGAACCTGATGGGCCTGATGCCCATCTTACTTGCCCTGCGCTAGAGAAAACATTGTATGCGTTATTAGTTTCATCTAATATTGCATCATTTATATCAAGATTAGTTCCTATAGGATTTCTTAACCCTCCAACAATAGTTGTTTGAGTGTGGTTATATGCAACTTTGCCTAATCTATATAAACTTGATTGACTTGCAGAAGACCCTTTTTCTACCCAATTTAAATAATTTGTATTTGTATCTTGCTTTGTTAGGTACGCATCTGCATAACCGCTCTGAAATTCATAACTAAATGCGTAAACTTTTCCTTTATTAGCCAAGCTACTTAATTTATCACCCGCTGTAATGTTATTTTTTACAACAAGTAAATACCAAAGAATTTTTGCATTTACATTTGAAGTATTTGTTTGAATACTGGCATCGCCATTCCAACCAATATGCTCAGTAGATACATCTCCATAATGCCAATTTGCCCAACTGCTTGTACTTTCTGTTGGAACAACTCTTGTTACTATTCCAATGTAATCTGTAGAACCTGTTAAACGAACTAATGGTAATTTTGGAGTGCCATAGGATATTGTGCAAAATTGACTTTGACCTGGGGTACTTGTATTAAACCCATCATATTTTAACCAATCTCCTGCATTTGCAGTACCTGTACTATCTGTTCCAGCATAAGGACTTCTATTTGTAGCTGCAATTGATGAACTATTTGTAGCTAAACTTGATACAGAAACGCTATATAAAATAGTAGCAGAATCTACATTGCCTCTTGCTAACCACAAAACATTGCCAACTTCCATTATGTCTGTAACGCCTGTAGTTCCCGTTACTACTCTGCTTGTAATAACATCCATATTGTCAAGGTCTACTTTTATAATTGTAAAATTACTATTTGCAATATCAGCAACCCATAAACTATTATCACTTGCTAAACATATAGCTTCAGTTTCACTAAAAAAATACTCTGAACGTTTAGCTAAAACTCCTGTAGATACATCAAATTTGTAAACATATTTGCCATTTTGTTGTATTCCATATGCATATGTATTTGTAGCATCGTTAACAATAGCATGCATATTAGGAAATGGACTAGGAGCAGTTAATTCTGCTGTTTCAGATTGCAATCCACTTGGTGCAGAACCACCAAATTGAGCATGTGGAATAATTCCAGTCCATTGTGGGTCTATTGTTTTTCCTAAACCCATATGTACTTCTTTATTATTTGTTTGCAATGCAGATATACTGCTACTTGTGCCAAACGTTCCTGCTTTAACAACAGTTGCTGAACTTGGTGTGCCATGTAGATCATCTATTTTTTTTATATCATAATCTGATTTATCTACATATACCAATCTATATGTTTCATTGTCATTTATTATAGCCATTCTTGTAGTGTCAACACCAGTTTTAATAGCAGTATCCCCTTGAATACTCATTAAAGAACCAGATTGCCCATAAGGGTCTATGTTTTCACTATATACTGCTGCATCATCAGGAATATCTCTATCATCAGCATTGTAAATATTACCTGACTCAAATGCTTTTATTTCTAATACATCTTTAGGCACTAATTATTTTTCCATTATATGTGGTAACTCCATCAGTAATATCAAGAACTACTAAGTTAAAATTTCCATTATTTAAAATATCTACAATGCCAACATTGTGACTCCAGTTTGTAGGTCTTCCTTTTAAATAATCTTTTGTCATATCAGTTAAGCATCCCATTGAATATGCCATGTGGCTTCCTGAGATGTGCGTGATGGTTGATTTTTGAGAGTCGTGTGTATGTCCATAGATGATGTTACAGCCCAATTGTAAGGCGTGAGTTCTTGCATGGGCAATTCCCATATAGTGTCCTCCATGGTAAGCGTGTAGTTTGCTTCCGAATACTTTAAAGACTTCACCATATTTGTGCCATTCATATCCACGTTCATCGAATTTAAAAGCTCGTCTTGAGCCAAGATGGTCAAGGTATGGGTTTTCTTGGACAAAGTGGTCAAACCAGAGTTCGTGGTTTCCTTGCGCAAATTGTTTCTTTTTACACCCAACTTTAGCCAAGGCTCTGTCAATTCTATCAAGGCCTTTATTGCCTTCTTTAATTTCTTTTTTAATTGCAGGAAGTTGGTATTCAAGGGGAGGACGTTTTTTCTTACTCCATTGCCAGTGACTAACTGATTCTCCATCAATTGCATCCCCTAATAACAAAAAAGCACTTGGCTTTACTGCTTTTATAACTTTTAAAGCACATTTAAATGCTCTTTCGTCGTGGTTTGGGAAATGCGTGTCTGGGAAGACTACTACTCGCTCTTTTATGGTCATATTTCATTCCTTTATCTCAAAGTGAACTAGGTCATCAAATTTATTATCTTTAGTTGTCCTAGCGTTTTTACTTAGGCTGGAATCCGACCAATCGCCCCCCCATCTTACATTAATGCCCATCTTTGAAGCTACCCCTAAAACAAATCCACCTAAATAATGAAAATCGTCTCTAGCGTTCCAATCAATAGGATATGGAGCAATGTCTACAGCTTTACCTTGCACGTGTTTACCAAATTTGGTTTTACTCTTGCCTTGCGCTACTAATTCGTTTTGTCTTTCTTGACTTCGCAACCCTTCTATAACTGTTATATCAAAGTACTTTACGACTTCATTTAAAACGTTTACTAACCGACTATCAACGCCTTTTAATCTTTGTTTTGATCTTTTACCAAAGCGTGGCATTTAGAATTTCCATACCATTTTGACTACGGCCATCATAACGTCCATGCTTTCTTTTGCTATTGCTTGTTGCTCTGCTTTTGTAATTTTACCATCTTTTGATGCTTCATGATATTTTTGAGCAACTTCTTTTAACTCTTTTACAACTATGCGATATTTTGTAGCAACCATTGTGCCTACTGCGCCAAGAATAATTATCATTAAATATGCAAAGTTTTCCCAATTCATCCATTCCATGTTATTGTTTCCTTATGTTTACTATTTTATATCCTAAATAAATAATAGTCATTATTGCTACTATACATTGTAATAACGTACTTATCTCTGTAAGAGAAAGTCCGTAATTCACTAAACTTGCTGATGCTACTTTCACACTATCCATTAATGTTTCCCATTTACTCTAGACAAACTGCCTTTTATTTCAGACACTTGATTGTCTAAATCATTTATTTCTTTTGTCATATTATCAAATTTTCTATCAAGCTTATCGTCTGATTGATTCCATCTATTAATTAGCTTAATTATCATTCCTTCAGTGTTTTCAAGTGTTTCAGATTGACCCTTATTCTCTATCTCTAGCTTTCTTAAAGCGTCTGCTTGTTCGTTTCCTCTTTTATTCATTGAATAAACCATAAAAACGAACATAGCCCCTACTACACCTATCATTCCCGCTTCTGAGTATATAGCTAGAAAATCCATTATTCCTCCTCTTGAGGACTACATTTACTACAGACCCAATTATCTGTATTGTTTATTGGTTTATCACAATCACTGCAATGGTTTGGTATCGGTTGATGCATTATTTTTTCTTTTTTCTCCAACTAAAAGGGTTAAGGTTTAATTCTTTTTCAAAGAAAGATATACGCTCTTCCATTTCTTCTCTTGTTTTTTGTTCTTCTATTTGATTTTGTTTTACAAGTTCTAATATTTGACTATCAGCAAGTTCCATTCTTCGTTCAAGTTCTGCAAGTCTGTTCGTAATCTGTACGTATCCATACACAATCCCAACAACCCCAAGACACAATTGCCCAAGCCACTTAATGTTAAGACTAATAGAAAAATTATCATCAATTTTTGCCATGCCGTATGACCTATATGTCTTTGGTTTGTCACTCACTTTTTCTCTACTGTTTCCCATTGCTCATGTCTATGACACCAGTTGTCTCCTATAAGTATTCCTCCTTGAGTAGTAGTTCTTACATACCAATGCTTTGTGCTATCTTGATCTGTTATAATCATAAAGTCTGTTGTAATAGAATCAGTAGGGGCTATATCTACTCCTGCAACAATCCAATTTCCACTACACCCACTACAAGTAGTAATAATTACTAGTAAAAGAACTAATAAAGAAATCCACCCTGCAAGTACAATTCTTTCATTTTTATTCATGGCTTGTAATACTTATAAAAATCTTCAGGATTCTCTGTATCTACTACAACAAAGATTGGAGATACGATACTATTACCTGTGCCTGACCCACCAATAATGGCATATGCATATAAACCATTTTGATAAGGACTCTTGATTGTATCATTGTCAAATAAATGTAAAAAACTTGTGTCACTAAATACTGGTACAAACTGAGCCTCTAATAATTCTTCAACTTCTATTCTTCTGTTATCATTATCATCTAATAAAACACCCACACTACTAGTTCTATGTGCTTGACTTGGAAACTTACCCATACCATTAACTTCTACTTGTTGGTTATACCACATAGTAGATGCTTTTGTAATCTTTTCTAAATTTGCTTTTGTCTGTTTAGCTTTAGCTCCCTCACCGATACGACTAAAAGCAGGAGCTGCGGTAGTAGCCAAAGTAGCCATGATAGCCATGGTAACTGCAAACTCAGCCAAAGAGTTGCCTCTATTCCCCAACCCATTCATCCTTTTTCATTTCCTCTAAACATTCACTATGCGATAAAGCAGTAATGCCACTAACTCCTTTGACTTGGTCTAGAGTTCCATCAGCAATAGATAATTCATATTTAACAAGAACCTTTGTATTGTCACTATTCCATCTTGGAGCACCTAATTTGCCAAATTTAAACGCACACTCTTGCCAAGTTGGGTCTTGCAATGTAGTAGTATCTACTTCTTGCTCTGTATACGTATACTCTTCATCTTTTTTAGGCACAGAATGAGACTCTAACATGAGTTTTTCTAATAACTCTGCCTTGGTATCGCCTGATGAATAATCTACGTCACAATCGTCCATATACGCCTTTATTTCAGCTTTTGTATTATCACTTGAAGGATAATAATCATATTTGTCTACAGATCGTGTAGCAGTCTTTTCAACATCCTTATAAGTGTACTCGTTCCAAGACAATCTATCCGCAGTTTTGAGTTTGTTTGGTAGCTTACCCTCATATACTGCTTTTGTTAATATTAAATATGTATTAGTCATTTTTATGTTTTCCTTTGCCATGCTTATAATTTTTTTGAATTTCGGTAGCTGATAATTCACGATTATAAAATTTTACTTCATCGACTAACCCATCAAAAAAATTACCATTTCCCTCGTGTGTGCCTATGTATAAATAAGGATTAGTAATCTGAATTGAATTTGCTAATGTCTCTGGAGAACCATCATCAATATATATTTTTGTTTGAGTATCATCATCAACTAAAGTTAGATAATACCATCTATCTGTAGACAATGTTGCAGTTGTGTACAACGCACTCCAACTACCGCTATAATAACTGCTTATAACTTTACCATCTCCATGTAATCCTAAATATCTTTCATTACTGCTATCAACTTGTATAATTCTTATCCAATTCGATAAAGAGTTTGCTTTAATCCAACAAGAAATTGTATAAACTGAATAAGTAGTATTTGTGAAGTTAGCTTTTACATATTCACTACTACCATTTAACCTTAACACATTGCCACTTGGATTTTTTAACGGAAATCCTAATCCATCTTTGTTAGAGTTTAATCCCTCACGAATTGTGATTGAGTCTGGTGTACCCGCAACATTGCCTGTGTTGCCTGTGTTTAGTGTAGGATTACCACTTGTTGTACCATGATTACCATTACCACTTAAATCTTTTACTGTTGTAGCATTATCAAATTTAAAATATGCAAGTAAATTAGAATTACTTGAATGGTCTGCGTTTATGCCTTGATTAAATTCGTTAAGTAAAAAAGGAGTATTTTTTAAATCAGAATAAACTGCAAATTGAGCAATATCTATATTACAACTTCGAGAACCACCATCATATCCTATATGTAATGGTTCAGTATAAGCAGTAGCAGTTCCATTAGATGTAAAGTTTACAGTTTGTTCAACTCCATCTACATAAAATTTACATCCATATATATCATCAGCATCTAAAACAACTGCAAAATAATGCCATGCCCCATCATCTTGAGCCGATGTATCGTTCCAATATCTATACCTTGAACCACCCATATATAATAATGGTCTATTACTGCTAAAATTAAAATGAAATCCTCCGATATGTTGACCGCCATTTCCAAATACACCTCCATTTTCTCCCGTTTCTGATGACTTTGCCCAAAATGTATAAGTAGCATCAGTTAAAGAAGTAATAGCGTTAGTAACTACTTCATCATTTATTCCATCAAAGTTTAAATAACTCCACCCTCTTCTATCTTGCCATGTAGATACGCCATCGTTGCGCCAGTAACCTAATAAATTTCCAGACTTGGAGTGCGTAGTAGCATCTTTTATTACAGAATCTGCAAATAACTCATTTACTTCAGCTTGAGTCAAAGCATGATTCCATAAACTTAATTCATCAACTATACCATATGCTCTGTATGATTCTGAACCACCAGCATCCATTCCTACTCTCATGTCTGTATGGGAAGCACTAAGAGGTGCAGTTGTATTAGATTTGGAATCTGTTTTTGTTAAGACACCATTAATGTAAAAATTCCATGTACTACCATCACAAGTAAAAACTATATGATTAAATTTTGCATCGTCTGCATAAGCACCATATTGATATATTGTGTGAGCTGTATTGCTATTTTCAAGATAAACATAATATCTTCCACCCGCATTTCTATATAGCTTTAAATAATCAGTATATGTACCCTCTGTAATATCAAGTATTGTCTGTATAGTATCAGTATTTTGACCATAGTGGGTAAGGCTAAAGCTAAATTTTGTTGAGGCAAAAGCACCTCCAATATTTTCCCATAATACTTCAGAACCACTTCCATCATTACCATTAAATCTTAATTTCTCATTGTACTTAACCAATGGGATCTGTGGAATAACTGGTTCATTTTGAGCAGTAGTAAAGCCAGTTGAGGATATTCCTACTTCTTTAACTGAAACGCTATTTATACTTCCTGTAAACCCTGTGCAATTAAAAGCAAATGAAGTATTTGAAGTTCCCGCAGTTATATTAACTGTATGAACTGCTTGGCTACTTATAGCACTACTTTGTGTTCCATGTGCATATACTTTAAAACTTCCAGATGTGTAATCTGAAACATCAACAATTACTTGATAATTTTTACTATTAGTTAATAAGCCATCTCTTCTATTTAATGCACTATTATTACTAAATACTAATTTATTTCCTGTAATTGTAGAGCCACTTAAATTCCAAAATCCTGTATTTGATGTAAATTCTCTATCAGCAGAATTTGTAATCAACTCATCCCCAAAGAAATTTGTAGTAGCATGGTTGCCCATGAGGACTTCTTTGATTGAAATATTTTCTATAGTAAAATTATTACTACCATTTGTATAAGCATAAAATGCAGTATATGTACCTGCAGGAATAATGTATTCTGTGTATGTTCCATTTGCATTTTGCTCTGTTCCAAAAGTACCACCTAATCTTGGTCTTACACTTCCACTTACATAATTACTAACAGTAAACACTACTTTATATAGCTTTCCAGATATTACAGATGGTGAGTCTTGAATGTTTGTAAATTGAGTTGATGTATTAAATATTAAAGAACCATTAGAAACTGTTATACCACTAACTGAACCCCAATTAGTTCCAGATATAGACTCACTACCCAACTTCTTCTCACTATGGTCATACACAATGCTTTGTGGACTTTCGGGGTTAGCTTCACACATGGGATACCAAGCTACTAATGTTGATGGACTTGGTACAGACTCTGGCTTAAGGTATTGTAATTGTACCTCTGCTTCTGTTAATGCAGATGAGTAAACTTTAAAATCTGAAATAGAGCCATTTAAATAATTACCCGCTCTTCTACCGATGTACATATTTATACTGTCATTATCAATAGCACCAGAGTGAGAGCTTGTTCCATCTAATTTACCATTTACATACCATGCTTGATTAGAGCCATTATGAGTAAAAGCAAGATGAGTCCAAGAACCAACTGGTATTGCAGTAGCTCCAACAGTATTTTTTCCAGCATTACTTATATTGCAATCAAAATTTATAAAGTTATTATAAATATATATTGACCAATTACGATTAGAGCTTTCATCATCTCTTGAACATATATGTATTGTTCCAGATACATTTCGATAAAACCAAAAAGAAATAGTCATATTTGACCTTGTAGTTGAGGTCAAGTCTCCGCAATCTAAATAATCAGCTACCCCATCAAATACTAATCCTCTACCGCCATATACCTCGGCTCTTGAAGCCACATCTGCTGTAAGTTTAGGAGAGTTTGCGTACCCGCTTTGTATCGTTGTAGCCATTATTTAAGCACTCCTGTATTTGAAGTTATTTTTTTAATTGAAAGATGGCTAATTACTGTAACTACACCATTTGAATAAACAGATAAGGCAGATGAAGTGTTTCCATTTATATATACTATATGTGTTCCAGTAGAAGTAATTCCAAATCCATGATAAAAATTCACTACAGTTCCATTTCTTACTATTCCAGCATGTAAAAAATTCTCACAAGAATCTATAGTTATTGTCATTTTGTATATAGCACTTGCATCATCAAAAACATTATTTTGAGACAAATAAGGGGAAAAGCCACCACTCCCATTATGTGTTACAGTTCCTGCACTAATATCTATTGCCCATCTATTACCAGTTTCTGTTGGTGCAAGACTCCACACATCTGTTGTAGTAAAATCTGTATTAGTTACTCTTTCTTCACTTGTCTCCCCTGTAGTTACATCTTGAGTAACACCATTTGCTGAACTATCAGCATCAAGGGGATAGTACGCAACGAGGTCGTTAGTGACGACTTGAGCAGTAATACTATCAATCGTCATTACAGGGTTTATTGCTCTGAATTGAAAATTACCAGCACCATCAGATACAAAATACCAAGTGTGAGTACCAACTCCATTAGATGAATCAATTCCAAATCTTACTGATGTTAAAGCAGAACCACCTTGATGAGATATTGAACCACTTGTGTATGAAGAACAAACTATTGTTACTTTAATTAAATCTGAAGTGTTCCAAGAATATCCAGAATGTGATAGAGATGGATAATTAGTTGTTCCCGAAGATGCTCCATCAAATACCATTTTACCATTAAATGTAATATCTGAAGAAGGATAACTATTTAAAGTAACTCCACTACCATCAGAAAAATCATGTGTTAAAACATTACTACCCAATGTACTCTTAACATCTGCGGGTATCTTGGCATAGGAAGTGGATTCCATGACGGATTGGATTTGTGCTTGGGTTAATGCACCTTGCCAAATTCCTACTTGGCTAATAGAGCCATTAAATCTTCTATCCATACCTGCTTCTCTTGCACCAATAGTTAAAGAAACATTATCATTGTCTATTGATCCTGTAGATGCGTCTGAATCTTCTAAAATGCCATTAATATATAATTTTAAATTAGAACCATCATAAGTACCTGCAATATGATACCACTCATTTGCACTAATAATCGTACTGCTACCTACTTGAGTATCGCTTAATCCTTTGCAATTCCAAAATATTTTTTCATCTGTGTATAAATCAAAATAGTAATTTCTATTTGTACCATCATCTCTTCCTACTAACAAAGCATGTTGATTTATTGCATCTGCTTTAATCCAAGCACTTAAAGTAATTGAATTTGTTATATCAAAATCTGTGCTATCTCCTAAATCAATATAATCTGAACTACCATTAAAACTCGCACTACCATTTCCAATCGCATCTGCTTGTGATTCAGCAATGTCTATCGCCCGTGGTAAAACGGGTGAATTATTTCCATATACTGATGTGGTAGTTGTTGCTCCTTGAGTTAGTGTCGCATCATAGTGGTTATTATTATTAGATATACTAATGCCACCACCACCCGCATTATTAGTCACTTTTTTAAGAGATATAGTTTTAAAATGAAGTTCTACACTTGTAGATGCACTCCTAATCCATAAGTAATTTTTTCCTGTTGCGTGAAAAAAATACCCAGTAATTGTTTTTTCAGATGCACTACCATCGCTACCACTCCAATAACCTTCTTTCCATTTTACATCAGAATCTGCAAAACCATAACTACTTCCCACACCTAAAGCAATTTGTTGAGCGTGTTGTCCATCTACTCTTGTATAAGTTATTTCGAGTTTATATAATTGATTTGCTATTAATGGTTCTAATACAGAGGCATTAATGCCATTAATCGCTACTTTTGCTACTACAACATTTTTAATTTTTAAAGCACCTTCTGAATAAATTCCTGTATCTGCAAAAGCTGAATCAGTACCACCACTATGAAAAGTCCAAGCACCTTGAGTTGCAAGACTTCCATTATTAGCCATTACCTCTGTGTATTCTGTTGTTCCATGACTATTTAAATAAATGTTAGTTGGAAATGAAGTAGTAATTGCTCCAGTACCAATAGCGGGTGTATCCATACGACCAGTAGCGTCTACACTATCAAGAGACTGCCACATTTCTAAACTTGTTTTTTCTACAGAGCCTAACTGACTGTAAGACTTGTTCATAACGGATTGGACTTCTTCGGGAGATAAAGCTCTTGACCAAATACCAAGATTTGCCATATTAAATATTGCTCCCGCACTTGAATAACCAATAGTATCTAATGCAAAAGTATGCGTACTTGTATGCGTACCACTTGCGATTGCATTTAAATATGTTTTAATATTTCCATTAACATCTCTTGCAAATACAATATGACACCATGTATTATGAGGAGTGTTACTTATTATTGCTTTGTATGCTCCATTAATTCTAATGGTAACTTGTCCATTATGATCTTTAACCAAAATATCATTAGATGAGCCAGGTGTACTATCTTTTAAAATTAGTTTATAATCAGATTGAGTATCACCTTTAAACCAAAACCCAACAGTAAAAGCATCAGTCAAAGTTATTTTAGAAAATGAAATCTGTTCTCCCGAATCAAACGATGTCGAACCCCCTGATGGAAATGCAAGAGTGTCTGACCTATTTGATTTGAAGTCGAGGTATAACTTGAGGTTGTCCTTAACGTATGTTAAGAGGGATGCTCCCCCTTTAGCTACGCTTACTGCTAATCCGAGCATTGATCTAGCCTAAGTAACAGATACAAAGACCAGTAGCTAAAGTGACTGCACTCCAATTACCAAATATTGTGACCCCTTGAGGTATTGTATCAGAACTAGTTAAAGAGTTGCCATGTGTAGATGTTCCTGTACCAGTTATATCTGCTGATGATTGTGTCATTGTTGTAAATGTACAATCCTCAAACATTGTTATTGCTACTACCTTTTTATCTCCGATACTAGCTACTGATTCACCATCATCTAGAACAGCAGAACCTACTTGTCCTAATCCTACATTATTAGCTTCATTTACTGAATATGTATTAATTGCCATCTTGTTTCTCCTTGCTTATGACTTACCGAGCGTGACTTGTCTCATGGTCATATTGGTTAAAAATCATATGGAACTATTGAAGGCGTAGAGCCTTGCATATCTGTGTTTGTGTATTCCCTACCATCGTTAATACACATGTTCCATTTGTTTTCAAAATATTGTGCTAATTGAATAGCTTCAGGTTTCATTTCGTAACCTTTCATAATAACGTAATGCGTTAAAGCATCATGAAAATCAACAGGGATGTTTGGAGTTTCATTCATTCCAATTCCTGTACCTATATCTTCAGCTATAAAATCTTCATCATAAACTGAACCATATACTTTTATTTCTTTACTTGCTTCTAAGTGAGTATAAGATACATTGTCTCCTATTCTTGAATAGGTAGCTAACCCCAATTGAGGGTCATTAACTTCATTTGAAGATTCTGACTCTGTTTCTATCCACCATACTTTTTCTGTTATATTTGGCATTATGAGTTACTGTATTTGTCAGGACGACCTGATAGTTGACTAATTTCTGTTTTATCAAACTCTACTCGTTCAATCTTAATAAACTTTTTTCCTAGAGCGTCTATATCATAATATCTTTTATTTAAAACGCTAGTAGTGACGCATTGCGTTTGAAGTATTTCTGTTTTTCTACAAAACACATCTAAAGCTTGATTTAAATACAAACGTATTTGCGCTTCTCCCATTTCTGGATGATGTTGTTGTATAATTTCAATCATTTGTGCTTGTGTCATGCTTGTACACCTCTAAGTATTTGAGCTTTTTCATTATACATTAAAGTGAGTTTATCGTACTGTGCTATAAACCAATTGTATTTAGTTGTAGCTCGTTGTAATGCACTTGCAAATACTGTATTTTTTGCAGATAACTCTTCTTGATGAGTTTGTATATATGTACCAATTTTTTGTAATTGAGCAGATGCTAGTTCAACATCTTCATCTGTTTGTATCATATCACCTGCAACTTCAAACCAATCGCTAAAATCAAGCTTAGTGCCATCAGCAGAAGCATCATTAGTTAGCGTAGCAGTTAACTCTTCAGTTGCACCAGCTATTGTTGGTTTAGTTATTCCTGCAGGTAACTGAGCAAACTCTTCATACATAGACCTAATTAAATATTTTCTTGCAGCACCTATTACAATAAAATCCTCAGCTTGAATTGGAAGATCGGTAGTTGATACCATATTATATTTAACAATTGGATATGTTAAGCCTACTATTTCACCTTGCTCATATCCATTGACAAGTGGCCTTATATGAATATTGCCACTTTTAATAAAATAAACTGGACTTCTTTTTGTTGCAAAATGTATTGAATTAGAGTCGTTAGACTGCTGAACTAAACCACTAGGTATAAGTTTTGCACTATAACCATCTCTATTAACTTCTAATAGTTTAAATTTTCTAGTATTAAACGAATGTTCTAATACTTTCATTATATCTCTGCCACCAGCAACAATATCAGCAGTAGTACCATTTACTGCTCGTTCTATCTCAATATCATTAGCATTTACAGCCAATACTTTCATTCTTTCTGGGTATGTAGTACTGCTACTTTTACTTGCTATAATATCACCTACTTTTAGATTACCACCACTTGTAGTAGGTAATGTAGTTAATGTAGCAGAATGATTTGTACTTCCACCTACATTTTTGCCAGAATCATTAAAAAGTTCACCATCTTTCATTCTATGTGTAGATGATGCTGACACAAGCATTTCTGGATTCATAATATCAATTGCATTTACAGCTTCTTCACTGAGCCATTCAGTTAATGCATTATTATCAGTAACTGCTGTTCCTACTAAATCTTGTATTCTTATTGCAAATGTTAAAGTCATATTTAATTAAAGCTTAGGGAGCAGAAAATTAACCTTGGTTTCACCGACCTTGATCCTCTTCGCCACCCCCATTTTTTTATAAAATTTTAATAGGTTTTCTTAGAGCGTCCATAACTGGGTCTTTTTTTTTACTCGGTTTGACCGCTTTCTTTTTTACTGTTTTCTTTTTTGCCATAATTTCCTCGCAAGAGGAGGGGCATAAAGCCCCTCACTCTTTATTTTCTATTAACCAGCGGCAGTTATATGCCCATCATCTAAAGCATGAGCCATTACATACCAAGTGCTACCATCGCAAATCATATGTATTCTGTCTCCTTGTGCAGCAGTACTACCAACAAAAGTAACTTTATCTGTAGGGTCTGCTGTATAACCAAGAGATTGACTATTTTCACCACCCATAAATCCAATAATTGAATCTGCTGGGTCACTAACAATGTCAAAATCACTGCTTCCTTCTGTGCCTAGGATAAAAAGTCCTTCCCATCCTTTAGCACCACTAGCTGCAGGTAGAGTAACATCATATGCCCCTGCTTGGGAACATATAAATGTTTTACCACTATCTGCTATCTGTAGTGTTTGACTTGATGCTAATGTCTTAACTCCACCACTTGAACCACCTAAATAAGGTCTAGCCATAATAAACCTCCCTTACGCAGTGATGTTGAATAGCTTGTGACTTTCAATTAGCGTTACGCCAATTCCTTCATCAGACATGTACTGGTCTTTAACGCCATCGTAAGCATCATCAGTTAAGATGTTAGCTTGGAACTTTGGCGCTCTATACTGTGCATGAAACAGATTTTCATCTGAAACTACAAGCATAGTTTTGTTGTACGCATCTCTTAGAACTGGAGTTGGAATTAACTGCAATGCACCATGAGGTGATTCAAGAACTCTATAGTTAAAACCAAGAGCATCTCTTTTCATATCACCAAGATTTACAGTCCAACCAGAATTACCTGCAAGACCAGAAGCACCAGACATTTTAGAAAAGTAGCTCATTGCACCCATTCCACAAAAAGCACGTTTAACACCCGCTTCAGGAACGTATTGAAACACTTTTTCCATGTCGTCTACAAATTCACCATAAGAATAACTTGCTTCTGAAATTGTGAATCTGTTTTGGTCAGCACCTGATGCAGCACCATGCTTTTCAATTGCAGGAATTACACCCATACAAGAACGAACACGATTTCCATTAGCATCTGATAGATGATAATCTGTAGATGCACTTGAACCATCATTAAAACCACCACTTATGTTAATTGGCGAACGACCAAATAAGAACGCACGTTCTTTTTGAATCTTATGTTCTTGTGATTTTTGATCCCTTAGTCTAGATAATTCAGATGACTCACCTCTTAATGATGCTTCTAACAAAGTACCAGTAATTTGAAGAGGAGTCTTAAATATCTGACATTGGTTGTAGACTACTTGTAATTCATCGCTCCAAGCAGTACCAGCAACTGTGCCTTCTCCGTATGCGTTACCAATAACTACTAAATAATCGTCAGTTGCCATAGTTATATCGGCATCACCCATATTTTTAACTGACCATTTTGTAGCACCTTTGCCTACAATTAGACAAACACCTTTTTTAGTAGTTTTAGTAGAATCCCAAATTTCAATTTGAAGTCCGATATGACTATCATATCCTGTATTTCCACCTTCACCTTCAAGTCCAACTAATGAACTTGCTTTTAACTCAATATCATCTGCTGAATTGTCTTTTGCAATTGCTTGATTATTTGCATCAGAATGAGCTTGAGCTTCCTGTTTTTGCCAAGGGTTGCGATGTTCAAACATCTTGAACTGAGGGTCTTTTAATCCTGAAATTGTTTGCTGGTTAGCAACAACTGTAGTAAAAGGAGTCACGTCAGTCCAGAGTTCTTTAACAACATTTGGGCGCATGTAAAAATCTCGTCTATCTGTGTATAATACACCTGAAGAGCCGAGTGTTTTTGCGTTATTTGCCATGTTTTGTTTTCTCCGTTAAAATTAAACCATTATCTTCTGTTTCGCATCAAACCGAGATTAAAAGCATCTTCCTCATTAACTTGAGGCTCTGATTGCGCACTCACGACCCCTGCGGGTGGAGGCGTATTCAAAGTGTTTTGTTTTTGCTTCATCATTTCGGCTCGTTGCCTTTGCTCAACTTCAGCTTGACTTGGTGCGGAGCGCATTTTATCTAAACGAACAAGATTGTCTAACGTTAAAGAATCAGGACTAGAGTAATACTGCAAAAACTCTTGAGCTTTGTCGGGACTATATCCGTATTTACCCATAAGTTCATTTTTTGTATTATCTGTTTGACATTGCATTTCATATTGTTGTTGCGCTTGTCGTATTTGATTCTCTCTTGCTTCTAACTCTCTTATTCTATATTGTTCAGCTTGTTCACTATAATCAATCATTTCATCTCTATAGTTATCAATTGCTTCACGATATTTATAACTTGCGCTCTCTGAATCCATGTAAGCTTCAGAAGAGTCGTAATTGACAGGTTTAGCGGGACGCACTGGTTTCTTTGGGGATGCCATCTGTTCGTTATTATCGGCAACAGTTGGGGTATCTCCAGAAAGTGATTTAGCAACGCCTTTTAAGATGTCAGGGTTTTCTTGAATGTAGTTCGCAATTGGTGCGACTTTTTCATATTGACCCAACTCATCTTGCAGTTTGTTGTATTCACTTGCCTTTTGGTCGTATTTGCTCTGCCAGTATTCAAAACGTGAAGTATCTTCCTTGGGAGCTTCCTCTTGAGGAACTTCTTCTAAGTTTTGAAATGTTGGAGGTGCTAGACTTTCATCATAGCTTTCCAACTGATCTACAGGATTTGGAACTGCTTCCTCACCTGACCCACCTTCTTGAATTGGCGCATCTCCCCCTAAATCAAAATATTCAGGTTCGGTTGCTTCAGCATTCAAGGTTTGTGTTTGTTCAGACATTATGTATTCTCCTATAAGGGCTATTTGTTAATTAACAGCAACAGACCCTCGGTTTGTTTCTTCTTGTCTTAAATCTTCTTTAGCTATTCTTAGCTCATCATTTAATCTTGCTTCAAATAGCTTGGTAGCTGACTCGTTCTTATTAGAAGCTGAGTTCAGCTTTGTTTTAAATTTTTCTATTTCAACACGTTTTCTATCGTGCGTTGATTCACGTTGTGCAGTTTGTAAATCACCCTTAGTATTTTTGAGTTCTTCTTCTAATTGTTCAATCATTTGTTGTTGTTGTTGGATAATGCTTGTTCGTTGCATAACGCCTTCTGTATCTGCTACTTCTGTTTGTTCTAACACTTCTTGAGCATCAATAATGCCTTTTTCATACAAGGTCATGTAATAATCAAATCTTGCCCATCTGTTTGATGGAAGCGTTGAGCCACTAACAACAATTAAATCATATTTCCCAATTGTTACGTCATTAACACGTCCTATAATTTCATTTGTAAAGTCATCGTAAATAGGTTGATTCATAGTAGCTTCTGCTAATCTGCCATCTGGCTTCATAATACGAACTACTTTTTCATCTGTATATGTTTGCTGAATTAATTGAACAATTACTTTACCAATCTGATTTAATGCTTCATCAAGGTCATCAATCTTTGATTTAATTCTTCGTTGAGCGTATTCATCAATAGCAACAGTGCCTTTGTACGTACTTGGAGCAGCAGATGGGTCGCCATGCTGAAGAGGGTGAATACCAAGAATATGATATATGCTTTGTTTTGCATCTTCTCTATTTTTGTATAATTCATTGGGTAACGGAATCGGCCCCGCTACAATTGGCGTACCAAGTTCAGGGTCAAATTCAATTACGCCTGTACCTGCTCTTGCCCACTCTTCTTCTAATTGCCTACGATTCATTGAACCTCGTGGTATTAAAAGTTTTGTATTTGTAGAACTAGATGCGTGAGCAATAATTAAAGATGTAACCTTGTTAATGTATTCTTGAATTGGCTTTACAAATCGAACATCGCTCATTGGATAAGGGTTGCGATTATGCCTGTTCATTAACGTGACTATTGGGTAATTGTCAATATCCATGATGTAATCATAGAGCAATTTTCCCCCCGCACATAAAATCCTTCTAATTCTGTCGGTTTTTATTTTATTAGCTATAATAATTTTTAATTCAACTAAATCAGCTTTAGTAATAATTTCTATTTGATGTCCGCTATTAGGTATTGATTCTTCATGTTCAGGGCCTGGCATCATTGTTGGCTGACCTGTTTGCAAATCTTCCATATAATGATAAATACCGCCAGTTGCTTCATAAATACCAATCAGTTCTGCAACACTAGCTTTTTCTGTAATATAATTTGTACCTTCAGCGTTTGTCATTTTAATGGCTTGTTCTTGCTCGTATTCAGCATAGCCTTTTTTATTTAAAACAACTTCTTGTCCTGTTAAAGTGTCTAATACGTGAAAATAATTATGTTTTTCTTTTTTATATCTGTCAATGACTTCATAGTATTTTGTATCAGTAGAATAAGTGTCATTTGACATTGGCCCGATGCTTTGGTCAAGTGTAGACTCTCTTGTCATCGCAGGGTATCTATCATTTGCAGATGTTTCCATATCTTTTGTATTTGCTTGTGGATATAACTGCTTTAATTGTTTTTCTGTAAACAAACGTGCAATAATAATATCAGAAGCATCTCGACAAAACGTATCCCTACTATTTGGGTCTATGTAAACATCAAGGGGGTCAATACTATGTAAACATACTTCCCCACGTCCAAAATCTTTCATTGGATCAACATAAGCCTGTATGACCCCCATTCCTTTTACATAATAATCATCAACAACTTGTTTGATTTGTACATTACCACTTGATTTATCCCATATATAAGACATGATGTCCGCAAATATTCTACCGACTTTAGTGTCGCTATCATCTCTACCTGTAGATTGAAATTTTGGTTTGTTTGCTGTAATTAAGGCTTTAGCTTGTTCAACTGCGGGATGAACAACATTGTCTACAATAGGGTTTTGAGACCTTTTTTCTAAAGTTGCAACGTGAGAAGATTTCCATTGTTGATTATTGCGAAACTCATCGTCTTCCATTGCTTGAGTCGCCCATTGCGACCTCTCTGAATGGAATTGGTCTAAAAGCTTTTCTGATTCGGTAACGACTTTGTTTTTGGAGTGAGGCATATTGGAGGGCAAATTATTATCCTCCATACCTTTCGGTCTACATCGTTAAGTTATTTGCCAATCATTTGTTTTAAACCATCTTGCCCCAAGAGTGGGGATTTCAGCATCTTCATGATGAGGCTTGTATGAACCTTTAAATGCATAATAAAGTCCATCAAGTATATCGTCATGCTTACCCCTTGGAAATAAAAGCATTTCATCTTCAAGGTTTTGCATGTTTTTCATAATAAAGACTTCTTTTTTAGCAAAGGAAGGCTGAAGACTCTCTAATCGGTGAGATTTACTAGTTCGAGGGTTTTCTTTTATATTTAAGCCAGGAATAAACAATCCTTCTTCATCGCATCTCATTTGTACATATTGACGCAACATTTCCTGATACCCTACAGATTCAATACGAGTCTTAGTACTGCGAAATTTTCTAAAATTATCTACAATAGCTTCAGCTAACGCTAGTGGCTTTGCATGTTTACGATAATAAGGCAAAGCAAACTTCCTACCTTTGTCATCAATTGCTAAATTAAATATAACAGAATAATCAGCAGTTTGTTTTACACTTGAGGCTGGGTCTACTCCTGTAAATATATTTATAGGTACAGATTCATTTATTTTTTCTCCATCAAGCTCTGTGAGGTCTAACATTGGGTTTCCTTCTTTATTAAAACGAAGTTTTCCATCATAATACTGAATATCTTCTTTTTTAAACAATTGGTCTTCATCACCAACGATCTCACACATATATTCTCTGTAAAACACAGATAATCTGTTAATAGACTCTAATTCTTCTTTTTTCTGTATTAATTTTTTTACAGGCCACCATTCTTCCCATAAAGAGATGCTTTTTTCTATATTTGGCTTAAATACTCTATTTGTCCACCCTTTCATCACTTTTAATGTTTCAACCAAACATCGTTCATGTTGTGGAGTACCAATAACAATGATTCTTCCTTTTAAGGGGTCAACCGAAGGAACTGCTGATTGTAAAAGCCATCTAAGGTTGTGTTCCATTGCCTCAGCGGTCTTGGTGTTGTTTTCATCTTCAGGGTCATCTACAATTATAAGCGTAGGACGTTGGTTGCCTACTTTGATACCCCTTAACTGCTGACCTGTACCTTTACAAATAATCATCGAACCATCTTTTAGTTCTACTTCAGCTTTTGCCCAACTTCTAGCAGAATGTTGCCCCCAATAACCAAATAACTGCCTAAATTGCTGAGAATAGTCTAAACAGTCTTTTATTGTACCCAAAAGCTTTACCGCATGGTCTTGTGTTCTTGAAACCAAGACAATTAGCTTTTTTCCTTTATCAAACATCAAATGGTACATAGGAAGTACGCCACCTACGATTGAACTCTTGGCGTGACCTCTAGGGGCAATAATATTTATTTGTTTCTTATCTTTTTGCAGTAAATCCTTTGCAATCGTATAATGAAACTGTGGAGATGGTACAGAAAACATTTGAGGCATAGCTATTTTCCCAAACAAGACCATATCTTGCCTCAATTTGTTTATAATGGCTTTGTTATTAACTTTTGCTGACACCTTGTGTATTTTACCTAACCAGTTTATGTTTGTGTGCGTAGTTAATAATCTGAGCCTAATGCGTAATCTGCTTCACCATCTTCCACCTTAATTCCGTTTTCTTCCGCAATGGTCTTTAAAATCGCATAAAATAGTTCCATCTGCTCTTCATCTACATATTGTAAAAGAATGCGTTTTTTAAGCCATATAGGCTCTCTATCATAGCTTGTAAGGTCATCCATTGCTTTTTATTTCCTTTTTTTGTTCTAGCTTAACTCTTTTTTCTTCTTGGGCAATTTGATCTACGATTTGACTTGTCATGTCTATTTGCATCGTATCTGTCTGTACTGCCTTCTTTGGTAACATATCTAGTATTCGTATATACTGCTCTGCACCTCTAAGCATTGTTCCAGGGTCTTCTTTAACTCTTGCAATGCCAATTGCATCAGCAATTACGTCTAAAACCTCTCCTTCTGAGATTCCACGCTCTTTTAAGGCTTCATCTATCTTTTTATCTACCATTTTCTTAACATGCTCCTGTTTAAATAATCTTTTTGCGCTTAAATCAGGCCTTTTTTGGTCTTTTCTGTAGGCTTTCCCTATAACAGACCAATCAATTCCTTCACCGCCAAGCATCATTCTAGTATAAATATCTACTGCTCGTTGTGTTCTAGCGTGTTTACCCTCTATATACTCCCAAGATGCTGATGACACAGTTGCATAATTACCAGATGCCTTTCTTGGTTCGTATAATAACTTAGACTTTTCACTTAACCACATCCTGCCAAAGACAAATTGTAGTTCAATTGCTTTTTTATAGGTATTTCTTGCAATACACTCTCCAACATAACCATCGTCAGATAATGCAAAGTCTCCTGCTTTACATAGTTTCCATGGCTTATAAGCAATTTCTTGCTCATCTGCTTCTTCTTGAGTGTAAACAGGATAGGTGACATCTTGATAGTTATTAACTTTTAACCTTCTTGTTAAATAATCCATCAGCACCTACTGTATATATACTTTACAGTATTATTATACGTAGTATAATAATACAGATTATATACTGTACTGTATATATACTGTATAAAAAACAACCAAACCACCTAGTTTTTCAACCTTTTTTTTAAAAAATTTTCATAATCTATTTCGTAGTCGTCTAATTGCATTTCCATAAATGATTCAATTTGCATTTCAGCTTCTATATAATCTCGTAAAAATAAAAAATCATCAATATTCGTTTCGTCTAACGATACTGTAATCCACTTATCCTTGCTTTTATCCCATTCTGAAAGAGTTTTGCTATTTGGATTAAAGTACTTCTTTGACATACAGAAAGATATACATGGCAATGCGTTTCGCTCTACCTTTTCAAAATTTGATCTAGAATGTGTGGGGGAGATATACAGTACCCCTACCCCCTTTCAATTGGGTATGCCGACGTGTAATTGTGTTGAGTTTACTCCGTTGTTTAAACTGCCTACGTGCAGTGTACATACAGGTCAGTTTAAATAGCTCACTACACTACATAAACACCTCACAATTACTTGCTGTAGCTACCTGACACACCCAATTGAAAGATTCGGTTGCCCTCGTTGTGGTGGAGCAAGCTCCACTGTTAATAATAAAATAAGAAAGATAAGGAAACATATAATGAAAGTTGATATACATAAACATAGTGCTAATGCTGAATATAAATCAGAGCAGTCTAATCTCACTGTTGATACTAATACTGGTGAGATTAAACATGAGTCACTTGAGAGCATGAGTGATGATAGATTTGAAAAGCTAGTTAATAAATGTAAGCTAGTTAAGATTTGGTCTAAAGGTACTGCTGATGATAGAGCCAATGTTAAAACTGTAATTCTTGGTATGCAGAGTAACTATAAGTTCTCATCAGATGTAACCGAGAAAGAGCTAAAGGATGGTGGTCTATTGACTACAATATATAAAGTAGCTCGTCCTGATGATACATCGGGTGCTTTAGCTAGATTTGGTTCTATTCAATCTAGATAGTATTAATCCTCCATATAGATGCATTCAGTCCTAGTGATTGGGTGCATCTATTTAAACCCTACATTAAAAAAATTGTTAGTAGTTGACCTAAGTGGTGGTTACAAGTGGTTATATAATCGAAAGGTATAGCTGAGGGGTAACATATAAGTCGTATTTCACTACGCAAAAGGATAATGGCAGACCTTAAGCAACTACTATCTAACATAATAAAAAGCAACAAGTAAGGCTTATTTAAAACTTGTAATAATCAAGTGGACTTGAGATATGGAATGCGCATTCTTGCTCTCTTAAGCTATAGGTATTCGACCTAGGATTAGCGGGATAACTACCTGAACGTTGCTTTTTATTTAATTCAAGGTAAAAAAAATGCAATGCTTATATCGTCATAAATATCAGCTTGTAGAGTGGTTTCATAAACGCACTAATGAACCATTACACAAGGTTAAAAAACGCAGTAAAAAACAGCTTTATTGGTTGTTTTACAATAGTGCAATAGTTAATCAAATAAAGGAACAATACTCATGATTATATTAATGCAGTTATTTATCACAGTCATATCAATTAGTATTTATGTATTAGCAATTACTGCAATATATAATGAATGGAAAAATTAAGACCTCCTTCTTGGGTCTGAGCAGTCATGGATTCCGCATTGATATGGCTGCTCAAATATTATTAGAGAACAAGTAGGTTGTAGCCGTAATGAACTCGAGGCCCTACTTATTGTTACTCAAACAAGGTCTGCTCTGTACCTTGACACCAAAACAGAGCAAAATTTACTGTAAAAAGCCAGACTCTGTGTTAGACAGCTGTTGATACCCACACTATCCACGTCACGTGTTATGGGAGAGTCTGGTAAATGTTAGCTAACGGGATGAGTTTACGAGATTAAAACTCGTGGTTTGATTTAGCAGAGCTTATCAAATAGATCAAATAAGTTAAGGCGTTGCAAGACGTAACTGTAAAACTCATCCCTATTAATTAAAGCTACTAAAAAGAGGTAATAAACAGGGGTAATAAACAATATTTTACCACTTTACAACATATGAATAAAACAAAAAACAAAACTAAAAAAAAGCTTCTAACAGGTAAAGCGTTAGAAAGAAAAATAGAGCTAGATAACGAACTAGCATACATACAACAAAAAATAGATCTATTCATTGAAGGGAGTTATAAATGAATGCAACAATACCAGTAATTAAACTAATCTCTGAAGGTAATGTCAGAGCAGAAACAGTAAGCAAGAAATCACTTGAATATAAAGCCTTAAAGTCTAATATTGCTAAAATTGGAATACAAACACCTATTACTTATCGTGTAAATGATAAAGGTGAGTATGTTATTATTAATGGTCATCAACGTGTACAAATTGCAAAAGATTTAAAGCTTACAGATATACCAGCTTTTGAATCAAATGGACAAGTTGATGATATAACTAAACAAGTATCTACTAATATGTTTACAGTACCTATGAGTCATGTAGATGCTAGTTATGCTATAGACCAATTAGTTGAACAAGGAGCTATTACTACACGTAAAGCTTTATCTTCTCACTTTGGTAAAAGCGTAGCTTGGGTAGATACTGCTTTAGCTTTATGTAACATACATCCATTAATAAAAGAGTTTATTGCAGATAAAAAGATAAACATGAGTTTAATATCTTTTACATTAGAGCAAATCTCTAAATCATCTATTATGCAACAAACTACTGCAATAAAAGATTTAGATGCAAAGTTGGGAAGTTATGGTGAATTTAAAGAATCTTTAGATGATTACACCTGGAATAATACAAATGAAGACAATATAGAGGATTTCTTAAATGATTTAGCAACTAAACTAGAATCAGATGAAACTAAATGGGAATACATTTGTAATGTTATAGGTGAAAAAACATTTAGAGCTTGTGAAGAAAAAGCTGATATGACTCCTGTATATGACAATGTATTGTTTGAAGAGTTTGCTAAAGATCAGTTCTGTGATAACGAAGAGTTTCTACAAGAAATATTTCTTAATGAAACTGCAATTGGTCAATATTTAAATGATTGCCCTGTTTTAAATGATGATAATAGAGATTCTATATCATTTGGAGACACAATATCATTTGATTTTGCAAACAAAGTAAGTACGCTTAAATCTAATATTAAAAAAGAAACAGGTGTACCATTTAGCAATGTAATCATACAAGCATGGAATGGTGATGTATTCAACTCTAAACTATATGTAACTATTGTTAAAACTGCAGTTACAGAAGATGTTAAAAATGATGAATACTATGAAGAAAAAGCTGAAGAAAAAGACCCTGACCAACTTAAATACAATAAAGTAAATAAATGGGCTATGCCATTTGTTTTTAATTATGTACGTGCAAATGTTGATACAAATGCAAGAGATAAAGACGATAATCGCATTGTATTAAATTGGTTAATTCATGATTTAAAAGCTGATTTAACATTAGGTGTTCCATTTGTTTACGATGATAGTCAAAAAGAACATCCAACATTAACTGCTAAAACAGATAATGATCTATTTGATGGTATGACTAAATATTGGTTTGATAAACATTGGACAAATGCTGATTTTAATATAATCGCAAACTTGTTAGATGCTTTAAATCTTGAAACTTGCTATGATATAGTTAAAAATGCTTTTGATGCAGATGAAGAAAATCGTAAAGGTTACTTTAAAGCTTTTTCAAAAGATGAATTAGCTATAATGACTAAGAATAGTTTGCCAAAAACAAAAGCTGAAGCAGTTGATAATGCAGCCTCTAAAACATATAAATCAATACCTCGTAAAGAGTTATTATTTACAAATAAAGGCAGTGGTTCACATTCAATACGACAGTACTAATTGCTGTAGGTAATGGTGCGTGGTGGCTCTGTGTAAAATTCCCCTAATTGGGTTGCAGAGCCACTTATTGGTCTAAAAATTGAGTTTTACATTCAGCTCTATGAGGGTTTTTTAACCAATGTATTCTAATATTACAAAGTGAATGCACAAGTTTATCATTATACTTATAAGTTATTAACTGCTGAAAATAATGCTCACCTACTAATAATTTTAAAGATTCAAATAAACTAGGCATCTGAACAGATAACCCTTGTAATTCTTTTAAGGTATTAGGCTCAATAATACTATTAACTGGATGGTCATTAAAATCATGCCATTCTCCTACAGAAAAATAATCTTTAAGCAAAATATCTTTTTTTAATTCTAGCATTTCAGAGAGTTGTTCTACTCCATGCCCATTCATTTCTTTAACAACTCGTTTAAATGGTACAAATGTTACATACACATCTGAATAAAAATCATATGATAGTTCATCCCATTTTTTAGATTGTACAGAATATGCGTTTTGTTTTAGTTGATTATTAATTTCTTCTAATCTTTCGATTTTTTCTTTTTGTAAATCAATAATGTATTGTGCTTCCATGTTGTTCTCCTTATCTAAACTTATTTCAGCATTTGAAAACTCTATTTCGGTTTTATAAATATTAATAAGCTTATTTAAGGACCTTACTCTTACTTCACCACCATTGATCCAATTATACAAAGTCTTTCGACTAATCTTTGCTTTTTTAGATATAGCAGTTAGTGGTATATCCGTTGACATTAACCACTTTAAAATTGCTTCTTTATTCATAACCCAAATTACTCACTATACTCATTAAATTCAACTTTTTGTGTATTAAAACTACACAAAGGTTGCAATAATGTGTATTTATTATTAAACTAACAAAGGAATAAACATGATAAACGTACCATTAAAAGAAAGTTTAAGCTATTCAACAATTGAAAAACTTAACTCTTTCAGACAATCAAATTTACCTATTAAAACATTAGGTATATTATTTAAAAATGCCATAGATACTGACCTTCATCGTGATACACAGCTTGCAAGGTCACAAGCTTATGGAAAAACATTTGCTAATGAAATTCTTGACATAAGAATGATGAGCAAAAGACAATTACACACTTACCTAAAAAATCTTAGGTATATAAACGGATACCAGAACAGTTATGTAAAAAGCACGTTATCTAAACAAGATAAACTTGATTTAGCTAACAAACGCAAATTGTACAGTTACGCTAGTACACGATTGAAACTCACGAAGAACTAGACTCTGGTAATCCGACCTACAGCCCCGTTGCACCTTACCTCACTTCTACAGCCTGTAACGGGGCAAACTTTCAAAGGAAACATTATGGAACAAAAACGTACATGTCCTCATTGTCAAAGCTCACTTGAATTTGAAAAAGATGCTGAAAATGATGGTGACAGAACATTTGATATATGGAAATGCATTGATACAGAATGCGGTATGATAATAATGCCATTTTATTATGAATATGCTAAAAGATAAAAAATTATGATAATGACACACTGCGGTGGACGAATTGTAAACTTCGATGAAGTTGCATCCGTTCCCCTTCCACAACAAACCGATACGTATATACCAGTTGGATATGAAGACTTGGTAGTAAATACGAGAAAAATAGCAGACAGACTGCTTAATGAATATTCTTTTTCAAAAGATCAATATGCATTAAGTGGTGGTGAAAATAAAGACCAAAGAATGTTTGCAGTCTTGCAGTACGAATCACAATCAAATCCAGAAATGGGTTATGCGATTGGTATTCGTTCTAGTTATGATAAATCAATGAGCAATGGTTTTTGTTCAGGAGCACAAATCTTTGTATGTGATAACCTTATGTTTCGTGGCGAAGTCACTTACATGAGAAAACATACAAAAAACGTATGGAATGATATTGAAGAAAAAACTATGGCTACACTTTATAGAGGCATAGACAATTTTCAAAATCTAACAAAAGATTCTGAAGCAATGAAAGGTAGAACATTGTATAAAGATGAAGCTGGAGAGTTTCTTGGTCGTTTATTTATAAATGGCGATATGACTCCTAGACAAATGCAAAAAGCTAAAAAAGAATGGTTTAAACCTTCTCATGAAGAGTTTGATTCAAACACAGTATGGAGTTTATACAATGCCTGTACAGAGTCACTAAAAACTACACCCCCAAACAAAATCTTAGAAAGACACATATCATTGCACGATAATGCAATGGCTTTGTGCTAATCTGAATGCTCCCTCTTACTTATATATATTTAACGTCATGGTTATTATTTATTAAGGGGGAGCAATTTAATATGGATATATATTTATCAGACATAGCAGTATGTGGTAATTGTTCAAGAATTTGTGAGGATGGTTACAAAACGCATGGTGGTGAAGATTTTTGCCATTATGAAATAGAAAGTAAAGATAAAACCCAAAGTGAAGTATTTGGATGTTACATAGATATAATAAAACAGGAGAAAGCAAGTAAATGGCAATAAAAAACCCAGGAGAACTGGAATTTAATAACATTGATGAAAAATTAATGTTTATACAAAACACTTTAAAAGTAGAAAAAGGGCATAAAAATGATTTTGCAAAATTCGATTATCGCACTCTAAGTGATATATTAGAAAATGTAAAGCCATTATTAGAACAGACAAATTGCAATCTAAGAATAACAGATAAGTTAATTGGTTCAAATGGTTTGAATTACATAGAAGCTACAGTAACTCTATCTGATGGTGAAGATGAAATAAATGCAACTGCAGTAGCTCGTGAAGCAGTTAATAAAAAAGGTATGGATGACCCACAAATGTCAGGTACTGCTAGTACGTATGCTCGTAAATATGCTTGTAATGGTTTATTTGCTATTGATGATACACGTGACCCTGATAGTATGGATAATCGTGAACAATTACATCATAATGGTTCTCCAGTTAAAAAAGGTTGCGTAACTCAAGATCAATCTATCAAAATGGATAGACTTGCTCGTGATGCAAAAACTTTACCAATGGATAAAGAAAAACTAAAAGCTATTGCAAAAGCTGGATATGTAATTAGTCCTGTTGAAGCAGAAATACATATTCAAGATGCAAAAGAAGGGCAAAATGCAAAATTTCTTGGTAAAAAGATAATTGCAGAGTGGACTAAAAAGTTTGCAACACTAGGTAAGGAAGGTACTGAAATGACAGCTTATTTGGATAAAGTAGGTTGGACTGAAGACTTACTTGAAAAAGCAATGGCTAAATATGATAAAATAAAAACTAAGGAGAATAAATAATGTTTAACCCTCAAAAACAAAATAATAATGCTAGTGATTCATCTAGCAAATACCCAGAAGGTGTTTGGTTTCAAAGATGGACAATAAATGATATAGTAAAAAACCCAAACAACCCATTTGACCAAGATATTAATCTAATTGCCATGGTAAATAATGGAAAATTAGAATACGATAAAAGATTTTGGTTAGCAGGTAATCATGAAAAAGAACAAGGCGTAGCAGTTGATTATGGTACGAATAAAACTGTTAAGCAAGGCGGTAGCTTTTATATTAAAAAGTTTATTGAAGCAACAGGCGTTGACCCATTAACAGCTTTAAATGATAAAGGTGATGATTTTAAAGATGATGTAAAAG